AGAGGCAGCAGCCCCGCAAGGACAAGCTGAAGTAGCGACAGTAAACCAAGACCCTTGGATTAGTAGCGTGACAAACGCAGACACTAAAGCCTGGGCCGAAAGTAAAGGTCTTCATAACGGTTCTTTCGAGAACGTGTTAGGCAGCTATCACAACCTAGAGAAAATGATGGGTGCTGATAAAGCTGGTAGGACCGTAGTATTACTTAACGATGAAGCGTCTGAAGCGGATCGCTCAGAATTTTATGGGAAACTAGGACGACCAGAAGAACCCGCAGGATATGGTTTGACAGCCCCTGAAGGAGCTGACGGCGCGTTTGCTGAATGGGCTGCGGGTACGTTCCATGAAGCTGGTTTGAGCAAATCACAAGCTGATAGTATTACAGCTAAATGGGAAGAGTTTTCAGGAAATGCACAACAGCAAGCTGCTGACGCTGAACATATGTCAGCCGTTGATGCCGAGGCTAATCTACGAAAAGATTGGGGTGCAGCGTTTGAACAAAACGTAGGTAAGATAAATGCAGCAGCGGAACAGCTTGGTTTCTCTGAAGCAGAGCTGTCGGGTCTACGATCCGCTATGGGTCCAGTCGAAGCTATGAAGTTTGTCCATAAGCTAGGACAACAGATTGGTGATGACATTGTGGACACAGGTGAGGCAAGGAGTTCTGGAATGAGAACACCTGAACAGGCTAAACAGGAACTTGGTGAGTTAAATGCAAACACTGATTTCATGGCAGCTTGGCTTAACAAGCAACACCCTGGTCATGCAGCAGCAGTAGCTAAGAAGTCAGCTCTTGCTAGGATGATGGCGGGAGAAGCATGAGTTCACAGACCCGTCTGGAGTCGTTAAAATTAGCGATACAGCGCGGGTTAGAAGAAGCCGGAACGTTGTTGTTAGCCGCAGCTTATGAGGATTATATCGAAATGGGTATGAGCCAGCAGAAGAAAGCGGCGATGGAACAAAAAAAGAGACGCGATCAACAGAAGGATAAATGATATGCCATACGGAAAAGGTACTTACGGAAAAACAGTAGGAAGACCACCAAAGAAGCCTACTACAAGGCCCACTAAAAAATCGGCCAGTACAAAGAAAAAATAGTTGGTGTAATTAACCAGTTGCATTTGTGCACTTCGTGTGGCATTATTACAACTGTTATAAGTAAAGCGCACCCTACTTGGTGTCGAACAAGCTATGTGGATAACCAGCAATGGCCCGCAAATAAGGCTTTAGTAGTGGCCCCTAATTTTTAGGACAAGCCTTCAGCTTTTTGTTAGAATCTTAACTTAACCTTTTTATGGAGGACTATTATGTCCAATGAAATCCTAGACTGGTCAGTGATTGATTACAAATCGACTGTTGAGGCTCTGCTCCAACAGCGTGGTTCCAAATTCCGTGGTGCTGTTATGGAAGACAGCTATCATGGTAAGTCTGGTGCTGCCGTCAATCAAATCGGTGCTGTGAACGCAGTTGCGCGAACAACCCGACATGCTGACACCCCCTTAATTGAAACACCCCATGATAAACGCTGGGTTTATCCTACTGATTATGAATGGGCTGATCTAATCGATGATGCTGATAAATTAAAAGTCATTGCTGACCCGACCTCTCCTTACGCCATTAATGGTGCTATGGCTCTGGGTCGTTCTATGGATGACCTTATCATTGCTGCTGCTACCGGAACCGCCAAGACAGGTGAAGATGGTACAACGTCAACAGTATTAGGTTCAGGTCAGGTTGCTGCCACAACGGCTGGTGGTCTTACGATTGCTAAGCTACGCGAAGCGATGCAGCTTCTTATTGCTGCTGAAGTTGATGTTGACAATGAAGAGCTGTATTGCGCCATTGGTGCACAACAGCACGATGACTTGTTAGGTCAAACTCAAGCTATTAGCTTGGATTTCACTAACAAGCCTGTTTTAGTTGATGGCCGAATTAGATCGTTCATGGGCTTCAACTTTGTTGACAGTCAGCGTTTAGCGTTATCAGGTACAGATCGTACTGCTATCTGTTGGGCCAAATCAGGTCTGCACCTTGGTATCTGGAATGATATCAATGCTCGTATCACTGAACGTGACGATAAATCTTATTCAACTCAAGTCTACGTCAAAGCTTCTTTTGGCGCGACTCGTACTGAAGAGAAAAAAGTCGTCGCAATCACTTGCTCGGAGGCTTAACTTATGGGAACTACATATAGTGTCCAAAAAACCAAGTGGGATCAAGATTCACCAACCACGAACATCAAGCCCAACGAAATGGCTGGGCGTGTTCGTATAGCTTACGCTCTCTATGAAGCGGCGGCTGTTGCGGTCGGTGATATCCAAATGTTCAACTTACCAAACGGGGCGCGTATCCTGTCTGGTGAAGTAGTACATGATGCACTTGGTGGTTCTACTACAGTGTCAGTCGGTCACGCAGCGTATAAAAACTCAGCGGGAACAGTCGTTGCTCTCGATGTTGACGAGTTTAAAGCTGCTGCGGCTTCTACAGGTATAGCCACAGTAGGCTGTGCTTTGACTTCTGCTCTAGGTAAAAACAGTGTTGTCGATGCAGACGCGGATGGTATGCCCATCACCGTTGTAACGGCGGGTGCTGCGGCTACCGGAACTATTGAGCTAACAATGATGTATGTCATTGACTAACTGCTATGTCGGAGGGGCTTCGGCTCCTCCGACTTTTATCTAGGGGTAATTATACATGGCAAGTGCAGTTGATATTTGCAACCTCGCCCTCCAACGTCTAGGTTCTAAATCCATATCTTCTCTTACTGAAGACAGCACTTCTGGAAGAGCTTGCAACCGGATATATGAACACGCTAGAGATAGTGAACTCCGAGCACACCCTTGGAGTTTTGCCCGTTCTAGAGCTACATTAGCAGCCGAAGCTACAGACCCTGATTTTGGGTATTCTAAACAATACCCGCTACCTTCTGACTGTCTACGCATTCTTCCTAACGATGGCTCTAATACGGTGTCCCGTCAGGATGATTGGCAGATTGAGGGGCGTAAGATACTAACAGATGATACCTCGCCTATTTATCTTGTATACATAAAACAGGTTACGGATGAGAATGATTTTGATTCTTTGTTTACTGAACTCTTAATATCTCGTATTGCAATGGACATTGCTGAAGCGGTTACCCAGTCTAACACTAAGAAAGATGACGCCCAGGTTAGGTACACCAATGCAAAAAAAGATGCCCGAAAAGCTAATGCCTTTGGACGAGGAGCACAAACACCACCCGACGATGCTTGGTTAACTAGTAGACTGTAATGGCTAAAGTCTCACCCATACAATCCAATTTCAATGGGGGCGAAATATCCCCTCTTATCTTTGGCCGACCTGATCTCGATAAGTACAAAACAGGGTTAAAAAGCTGTCAGAACTTTGTGCCTTTATTACAAGGCCCGGTTGAACGGCGTCCTGGCACGAAGCATATCAGTAATGTAAAAGACAGTGCCAAAGCTACCCGCATCATCAGTTTTGAGTTTTCTACTACACAGGCGTATGTCATCGAGGTCGGTGATCTATACATGCGGTTCTTTAAATCCGGTGCTCGGATACATGAAGCCAACACGACCATATCTGGAGCGACCAAAGCTGATCCCGTAGTTGTTACTAGCAGCGGCCACGGATACAGTAATGGTGACGAGGTTTACATCTCAAGTGTTGTCGGTATGACAGAGCTTAACGGCAGGAACTATCTTGTCGCCAATAAAGGCACGAACGACTATGAATTAACTGATCTACATGGCGTAGATATAGACAGTTCAGCGTACACTACTTACGGGTCTGGAGGCACAGCCAGCACTCCTATTGAACTAACAACAACCTACGATGAAGATGATATTTACCAATTAAAATTTAGTCAGTCGGCCGATGTGCTTTATATCACACACCCCTCTTACCCACCTCGGAAACTGACGCGAACGAGCCATACGGCTTGGTCTATTACGAATTTGACTTTTCTTGACGGGCCTTATTTGAACGCCAATTCCGAAGCAACCACGTTCACGTTATCAGCTACGTCAGGTTCTGTCACTGTAACAGCTTCGGCAGTAACAGGTATTAACGGTGGCGATGGTTTTCTAGCCACCGACATAGGACGTTTGATACGTTGGAAAGATGCAGCAGGTAACTGGACTTGGTTAACAATCACCGCAAGAGCAGATACCACACACGTTACGGCAGCTATTGACGGGCCTAATGCTTCAGCTACCACCGCCACAGTAAACTGGCGATTAGGTGTGTGGTCAGGTACTACAGGATATCCTGCCGCAGCTACTTTTCACCAGGACCGGCTTGCTTTCGGTGGAGGAACTGAATACTCGCAGCGTGTTGAATTTAGCCGTACAGGTGATTTTGAAAACATGGCACCTACTGAGCCTGACGGTACAGTTGTTGACGATAATGGTTTTTCACTTACTCTGGCTGCGGATAACGTCAACGCTATTCGTTGGATGGCTGATGATGAAAAAGGACTTCTTATAGGCACTGTTGGCGGAGAGTGGGTAGCACGACCTTCCGACCAAGGTGGTCTAATAACACCTTCAAACAAACAAGCAAAAAGATCTTCTTCTTATGGCAGCGCAGACATAGCCCCGGTCAGAGCCGGACGAGCAATGTTGTTTATACAGACAGCCAAACGCAAAATGAGAGAGTTAGCCTACATATTTGAAGATGACGGTTTCAGAGCCCCAGATATGACGTTAGTAGCTGAACACGTTACTTCTACCGGGTTAGTTGAAATTGCCTGGCAGTCTGAACCCCAGAACGTCATGTGGGGTGTTCTAGCTGACGGCACGTTGACTAGTATGACGTATGAACGAGATCAAGCTATCATTGGTTGGGCTCGTCATATAATGGGTGGCTACAGCACAGCGGGTGCTGCTGTCACGGCTAAAGTCAAGAGCGTCACCATCATCCCCAACATTGGAGGCACAGCAGATGAAGTCTATGTCATTGTGCAGCGTTGGGTTGACGGAGCTGTAGTTCAATACATCGAGTATCTGGTTCCTTACTGGTCTCAAGATACAGACCA